GAGTAGGACCGCGCGGGCAAGGGTCATAGGAGCTCGTCCCGGCTTGCCCAAGCCGCGTATAGGCCGCTAGGGGTACTACCCCGCGCATGCCGGCGCTCGATGCCTTCCGAGTGCCGCCAGGCGTCGCCTAGCGCGTCCCGGTAGCACGAGCACCACTTGCCGCGCCAGGCGCCCCCATCGTGCCATGCGCGCCAGCCTTGGCCATCCACGCGCACGGCATAGCCTGTCGGCGGGAAGTGCGGGGTGGTCATGTGAAGTCTTGCGCGTCGGCTTCGGCATCTTCCGCCGAATCGAACGGCCCGCTAGGGGCTCCGTCAGGTAAACATCCAGGAAAGCAGGCCCACCAGTACCACCCGGCCGGTAGGCTCTCCCCGTCTTCGTTCACCATGTCCGCGCTGCCGTCGTGGTAGAAGACTTCACAATCGGATAGCGCATACCGGTCCTCGCGTCGGCTTTCATCGAAATAGGTTTGCATGAATCGTCTCCAAAGTTAAGGCGCAACGCGCGCCCCGCTGATCCCGCCCTGGCGGGCAGGAGCAGAAGGTCGGGCGCTACATGCCGCGCATGGAATGGATCACCTTGGCGACCGAGTAGGGCGCGCCGTCGGGCGTCTTTTCCAGGCCGCACTCGCGCAGACTTTCCATGAAATATTCGCCCGCGGCTTTCCGATTGCGCGTGCTACGGATTGCCCGCCGCGCCAAGTTGTAGAGCCCTTCGTCATTATTGATCCACAGAGATACGTTCCAGTATCCCCACGATGGGTGCCAGGTTCACGATTGCACCCCGCAAGCATTGAGAAAGCGGGCGCGGTCGAATCGGGGATTGTCGACGGCCAGCGTTGTGGCGAGATCGCGCGCCAGGAAGGTGAGCGCGTCCACGGCCTCCGCGCGCTCGTGGTACTTGCCCGTTTCCTTGATCGCCGCCGCGATTGCTACGTAATCCTTGCGTGTCATTGTCTGCTCCTTGGTCAGTTGTTTTCCGCTTCTTCGCGGGTCAGGTAGAAGTGAATTCCGCCAGCGCATTCCTGCCAACGGTCCGCGCACCACGTATCCGGGCGCACCGTTTCCCCAACGCAGTAAACGAAATTCGGATCATGCTTCGAGTGCGCCAGTTTTCCGCAGGGAGTTTCCAGCACGCGCGCGAATTCGGCGCGGCATTTGCGGCCTGTTGCGTTGCTGCGTGCCGCTTCCGCCGGGATTTCCAGGACTACAATCCCTTCCCTCGTCGTTTTGTATCCCCGGATTGTGCCTTCGGCGCAAATATTCATTTGCGCGGCAACGAGCGCCGGGATGTTTTTCGCGCCGTACAGGTTGGCGCCGTACAGGTCGGCGCCGCGCAGGTTGGCGCCGTACAGGTTGGCGCCGCGCAGGTTGGCGCCGGTCAGGTTGGCGCCGCGCAGGTTGGCGTCGGTCAGGTTGGCGCCGCGCAGGTCGGCGCTGCGCAGGTTGGCGTCGGTCAGGTTGGCGCCGCGCAGATCGGCGCTGCGCAGGTCGGCGAAAGGCTTGATTTTGTAGCTTCCGATTTTCACAAGTCTGCTCCTTGGTCAGTTGCCGGAATCGGCCGGCGCCGAATTACGAAGCTAATCCTTGTTGGCGCAGCACATAGCGCCGAATACACTTCTGAATCTGCGCGGCGAGAAAATCCTCGCGCTTTGTGCTGAATGCATATTCCGGCTTGCCTTGCATGAGCGCGCGCGCGGTCTGCGTCGCCGCGATGCTGGCGCCGAAAGCCTTTAGCGCGTTGACCGCTAGCGACGGAACGAAATAGCGTTCCTTGATGTGGCCGATGATGTGCGACGCATCTTTGACCCCTTCGCCGAGCGGCTTGCCATCCTGGGTGTACATCCCGCAGTGCCAGCAATCGCCGCTACTCGGCGCCGGAATCTCGCCGGCGAAAAGCTTATCCACAAATAGCCGCGCGTATTCGCTCGCGGCTTTGCGCAGCTTGATTTCGCGCGGGCCGATGTCGGCACGGCCGGCGCCTTTCACCTTGCCGCTAGGGTAAATGGTCATGCCGTCCGCGAACGGCACGCGCGGCTTGCTATCCAGCACGCCGGCGCCCACGTACCACGTTCCCTGATCAGACCAAACTTGAAACGGCGCCCACTCATTCATGCGCGCTTTTGTGGTGACAGTTTTCCAACCGCCGCTATTCAGTGTGACGGCACCAGACGGTGAGAACGTCACCACATCCGTACCATGCAGTTGAACAGCGATGTCCCGGCCGCGCTGCACTAGCCGGGTATTGTTTTCGAGCGGCTTACCCGCGCCAGGGTTGCGCGCGGTCTTCAGCATTGCTGCGGCTTTTTGATAGTCCATGATTCCCTCTTCGCCAGTGTTCGCCGGAATCGGCCGGCGCCGAGTGCTAAGGCGCACTGAGCAGCCGCTAAAGAGCGGCTGAGCGCTGCGTCCTATGCTGCTACCTCACGTTGAAATCCGGCAATGCCGGTTGCGTCCTACCGAATGCGCGGCTGCGGAAGTTCGCCGACTATGCGGCCGCTAGGTTCGTCCATTCTGCAGCATTCGATTTTTCGCTGTAAGCCTATGATGTCCACGTTTCCGCCTATGCCGGGTCCGCGGTAGGAATACAGAATGCCAAACAATCCGCTCCCGGCCACGCCTTGCGCGGTGGCGTCGTAGACTTCCAGGATTGTGCGCCCGCGACTGTTGATAAGTTTCATACCGTCACCTCGCGTTGAAAGCCGGCGATGCCGGAAAGGATTGCGTGACGCCCGCGCACCGTCAGGCGCATTCGGACATATACGTTGAACAGGTGCGCGTCGCGCGCATCAGCCTTGTAGTAGCTCACGCGACGACAGGACACTGTTAGCTTGCGCATGGTTAGGCGTCCTCCCCCGAGCGCCGCTGTAACAGCGGCGTTGCAGGTGTGCGTTTCATTCGACATCCATATATTCTGCGTGCTGTGACTCGCAGGTGGGCCGGTAGCATACGAAAGCACCGGGGATATGCCGGTCGCGCTCGGCAATGGCGAAACAGCGAGCGCAAACCCAACCCCGATAGCCGATGCGCGGCATGTAACTAGACGTTGCGGGTGTGTGCTTAGTCATGCTGTCCCTTTCGGCGCGCTTGAAGTGCGCGCCCCAAGGCCCTTGTATAGGAATGCGCCGCGCGTGTCAAGTCTTTTTGTAGCGCGCTCGTTTCGCCGCTTGCTCGGCCTTGAGCTCGGCGATCTCCGCGGCGCTCATGCCGGTCGCCGATTCGAGGTTCGGGTATGCAGCACGCACCAACGGCGCGGCCCATTCCAGGATGGGGCCGGCGAGCGCGGCGCCGGCAGTATTCTTGGCCCATCTGCCAGCCTCAATAACCCATCCAAGGCGGAACACGCGAGCATTGCGACCGAGCGGTGCGTGTGTGTAGTTATGCAGCGCGCCGGGCGCCGCGAGTAGGGTTACGTTGACATAGAGCGGGCAGTCCGCGAGCTCGGCGTATAGCGTGGCGCCGGTCTCAGGGTGCGTAGCGAGCAGCGTGTCGGGATGGGGCGCATTGAATGGCTGCGGCATGGGGTTACTCCTATAGTTGGTATTGCTAGTATAGCACAGTCCAGGCAATGCGACGCCCGCCCGCCCCCGCAGCAGCGGCCCTCGCGTCGTATTAGCCCCAGAGGGGCTATACGCAAGGGGGCGCGGGCAGAGCCTCACGAAAGCCCGTGGTATCATAATTACATGGCAGACGCGCGCATCGGCGCCGAGCTCGCCGCGCGCGTCGCGGCAGCCTGGCCCGACATCCTCGACCGCATCAGTGAAGGCGAGACAATCCCCGGCGCGTGCGCGGTGCATGGATTGAAGCGGGCGCATGTGCGCGCGTGGCGCGTGGCTGATCCTGAGCGGCTGCAAGAGTGGAATGACGCGCGCGTGGCGAGCGCCGATGCGTTCGCCGATGAAGCCTTGGCGACTGCAAGAAATACAGAGGTCGATGCCGCTTACGCGCGCGTTCTGGTCGACACGCTGAAGTGGGCCGCGGCGAAGCGTAACCCGGACCATTATGCCGACCGTTCACGCCACGACATCAACGTTAAGACCTTGGATCTCGGGCCTATTCTCGCCCGCGCTGAGGCGCGCCTGGCGGCGCAGCGGGTCATTGATGGGGAAGTGCTGCGGCCGACGCTTGGTGCGGTGCAACAATCAGCCGATCCCGAGCTCGATCTCGCTAACTTCTTGTTCTAGCAGGCGTGGTCAGCAATGTTCATTATGTTAACTCCGGGCCTAAGTGCCTGATGCGCAAGGGATAGTGCTCGATTTTGCGTGCGTGTCTGATGTCAGGGACACGGGGGCGGGCGGGCCTGCATTTTGCCAGGGGCCGGCAGGGGGTACGGGGGGCCAAAGCGCGCGCTGGAACCGGGTGCGGGGGTGGTCGGCGGGCGCCCCGTGCAGAAAAATATGAAAATTAAATTGGGGAATTAATTAAATGAAATACACCCTCGCATCCGAAGCCGCGCTCATCGAGCGCGTCCTGACCTTCAAGGACGACCCGCTCTCGTTCGCGCGGTGGGCGTACCCGTGGGGCCAGCCGAACACGATCTTCCACGATCGCAAGGGCCTCACGCCTTGGCAGATCGACGAGCTCGGGCAGATCACTGACCACATCAGCCAGGTCAAGCGGGCGCGCGCCGCGGGCCTCGAGCCCCCGGACGAGGTTTACCGCGGCGCGTGGTCCTCGGGCCGGGGCCTCTACAAGACCGCGCTGTTTTCGATCCTGAACCACTGGCATCTCAGCACACACTTCGGCGGCATGACCGTCGTGGCGGCCAACAGCGAATCGCAGTTGCGCAACCGTGTCTTCCCCGAGCTCGCGCTGTGGGTGAGCGCGGCGATCAACGCCCATTGGTTCGTTGTCGAGGGCCTGCGCATCACTCCTCAACTTTGGCTCTCGGAGCTTCTTGTGCGCTCGCCCGATGAAGGCGGCATGAGCCTGGACCCGAAGTTCTGGTACGCAGGTGCGTCGATGTGGAGCGAGGAGCGTCCCGATGCATTTGCCGGCGGCCGCAGCGCCTACGGCACGCTCGTCCTGTTCGACGAGGCGAGCGGCATCCCCGAGCCTGTGTGGACGGTGACGGAAGGCTTCTTCGCGTCGGGGATGCCCTACAAGCTGTGGCTCGCGGCGAGCCAGATGCGCGCGAACAAGGGCGCGTTCTATGATCGCTTCTACGACGCGAAGCTGAAGCTCGGCTGGAAGACGCGCGTGATGAGCGTCGAGAGCGTGCCGGAGAAGGCGCAGTGGGCGCGCAACATGATCGAGCGGTACGGCGTCGACTCGGATCAAGTCCGGGTTGAGGTCAAGGGTCTCGCGCCGCGCACGTCCGAGGATCAGTTCATCCCGGCCGATTCGCTACGGCTCGCGCAGGACAACATGCTCGTCGCGGACTACGGCGAGCCGCTGATCCTCGGCGTCGACCCGGCACCGCGCGGGCGCACCGCAATTTGGTTTCGGCAGGGGCGCAACGCGCGCGACTGCGTCGGGCCGTCGACGCGCACGATCCTCGAGGGCTCGGACAACTTCCAGATCGCGGAGAAGATCGTCGAGCTTGACAATCGCTTTCGGCCGCGCAACATCACGATCGACTTCGGTCTCGGGACCGGGGTGCTCGACGTGCTCAAGCGCCGCCATCTGCACGGGCGCGTGGTCGAAGTCAAGTTCGGCGATACGGTGCCCGACAAGGAAAGCGAGTTCGGGTCGATGGGCGCGTACCTGTGGGGGAAGCTCCGCGACTGGCTGCCGGGCGGCATGGTGCCGAAGGACGACGGCGAGAAGGGGTCGTTCTCCCACCAGGCATTGAACCGCGGCTGGAGGTGGAGCGGCCGCGAAGACGGGAAGAAGGTGCTCGAGGAGAAGGTCGATCTGAAGGCGCGCGGGCTGCACTCGCCGGACGATGTCGATGCCTTGGCAACCACGTTCGCGGTGAACCCGCCAAGGACCGACCGGGTCGGCGGCGGGAAGGCCGTTCGGGT